TGCTTCTTTCATTTTATAAAAAAATTATATAAATAAATGGAAATTACTACTATACTTTGGATTAGTATTGTGTTAACACTTTATTTTATATTATTAAGTCCAGGTGTATTACTAACTCTTCCTCCAAACTTTAAAACATGTGGTTATAATCCATTCATGAGATTATTTTTGGTAGATAAAATGTTTGGTGGATGTTCTACTTCATTTTACGCAGTTATAGTACATTCTCTCGTCTTTTTTGTAATAATATTTGGTAGTCTTTATGTTATTTTAAAAGACTATGAAAAACAATATACACCTGAAGCTGTAATAAAGAACAAAAGAAAGCTTTAATTTTTGTTTATAAAGACTATTTATAAACAAGTTTAAGAAAAATAAAATGTCAAACACTTTAAACTTTAAACAATTGTTAACAGAATTATATACTCTACAGTATAAAAATAAATATGTTGATTCAGTTTCTTTAATAGAAGAGTATAAAGACTATTATAAAAATAATTACGAATTCCTTACCCTATGTGGTATGGCTTATTATTATACAGGTGATTATGAAAAATCATTAAACAGTTACAAGAGGGCTCAGACTTTATCAAAGTCACATGAAAATCTTAAAATATCAGAATTTAATAGCCACTTTTCTGCTATGAAGTTGGAAAAAAGTATGACACAATATGTAAAGAATAACGTGTATAAAATTGTTTCAAAAGAAAGAAAACAAAAACCCAAACTAACAGTGACCATGACAAGTTGTAAGAGGTTAGATCTGTTTAAACAGACTGTAAACTCATTTATAGCGTGTTGTACTGATATTCACCTTGTAGATAGATGGATTTGTATTGATGATAATAGCTCAGATAGTGATAGAAAAATAATGATTGACATGTATCCATTTATAGAGTTTATTTTCAAGTCTCCAGAACAAAAGGGTCATGCAAAGAGTATGAACATTATAAGAGATATAGTTGATACACCATACATGTTTCATTTAGAAGATGACTGGGCTTTTTACTATAAAGATGACTATATTTCTAAACTCTTTGACGTTATGAGCACAGATCAGAAATGTAAACAGGTATTGGTAAACATGCATTATGCAGAAATACCACAACAACACTCTTTAGCTGGAGGTATATTTTCTAAAACAGATTCTGGATTATCTTTTATACAACATAAACAATGTAACTCATCTGAATATAAAGGTAAAGCAACATGCTCTTATTGGCCCCATTTTTCATTTAGACCAAGTTTAATAGAAACAGACGTATTAAAAGAACTCGGCGAATTTAGTGAAACTGCGCCACATTTTGAAATAGAATATGCAAACCGTTATGTTAATAAAGGGTATGTTAGTTATTTTTTACCCTATATAGTAAGTAGACATATAGGTAAGTTAACAAGCCAAAAAGATGGTATCAATGCATACACTCTTAATAATGAAGAACAGTTTGTCAAAAAGAAGAAAGAATATAAACTAGAAATGTTTTACATTAACTTGGATAAACGAAGTGATAGAAAAAAGATTATAGAAAGACAGACATATGATATGCCATTTGATATAAAACGAATAAGTGCTGTTGATGGAAAAGACATTACACTAACACAACAACATTACCTCATCTTTAAAGGAAATGATTATAATTATAGGACTGGTATAATAGGTTGTGCATTGAGTCACTTGTCTATATGGATCAACTTTATAAATGGAATGTATACAGCAGATTATCTAGTTATTTTTGAAGATGATGTAGTCTTTCTACCACACTTTGAAGATGACTTTTCTAAAGTCTGTAATGATACCGCAGTAAATGAATATGATATTGTATTTATATCTCATGCAGAGAAACATAAATCTATTCCAAACTATCAAGAAAAAGTTTATATTACAAGGAAAAATAAACAAGAATCATTTGCCATGTCATATGGAGGGGCAAACGCTTATATCATTTCTCGAAAAGGTGCTCAGGGAATGATTGATTATATAGAAAAACACAGAATGGGTAATGCTATAGATACAATGATGCAAAGAGCATGTAACGACTTGAAGGTTGGTTATACGAATCGCTTACTTGTCAATTCGGATTTTGCTCTGACAAAAGATGTGATTGATTCAAACATTCAATACGACTTTTCATCTCTTGCTAAAGAATCGGATGTGTTAAAGGAAGAGGAGAGAATGTATCTAATAGAAAAGGGAATCACTCAAGTAGAGTTTGGTAAAAAGAATCCAGACGCTTACCTTTCCTATTTATACAAGGACTTTTGGATAAACATTTCAGAGACGTTTAAAGAACAGTGTGAACAAATAAAGAAGGAAAGGTTTGAACATGCCTTTTATATAGTTAATAAAGACGGAAACAAACAATTTAGACTTGATGTTTAATTTTTTATTTTTTTTCGATAGTTGAAAAATAAAAAATTTATTTAAATGAAAAAGAGTTATTGTTTGTTTCTTGTAATGTTTAGTATTTTATTAAAATGTCCAGTTGTCAATTGATGAGCGATAAAAAGTGTCTGGTTATTGTAGTTTTCTCTTATAGTAGTAAGTACTTTTTCAGTCAACTCATTATCAAGTGAACTTGTTGCTTCATCCAACATGATGAATGGAAGATGAAACATGTCTGCTAAAGAGAGAGAAAACGCAAGTGAAATACGGTCTTGTTCTCCACCTGAAAGAGAAGAAAAATCAGTCAGGTCTCCTCTATTGACAATAACAAGATCTATCTGTGGTTTAATATTCTTTGTTGTTTTTATACGTGTCCAAGATGTAAGAGAGACGGACATGTCCCCATCAAAGAATGGATATATATAATTTGCTGTCAGAGTATTGATACGGTCAATAACATTTTCTATAGTTATACTCTGAGCTTCAGATACTTTATCTTTAAAGACGAGAATAGATGAAAGATTATCATTATCTATAATCTTTTGTTTTGTAAGAGACTTTATATCAGTTTCAAGTCTATTAATCTCTGTCTTTTGATTAGTATAATGACTATACTCGACATACTTGGTTAATCTTGTTTTTAAATTAGACAATTCTCTTCTCTTTTCATCCAATGTACTGGTATAGTCTATTACATTACAATTCTTTAATGTATCTAATTTTCTAATAGTATCGTCCAAATTTTTCTGCTCCTTTTGTATATTTTCAGATATAGATTCATACCTTTTTTTATTTGTTTTATTGGTATGAAGAGTAATGATTAATTCATCTTTAGTAGATGTATCAATCTTTTTCACATTCATCTTTATAATTTCCAATCTTAACTTGATTATAGACTGTGGTTCTTTTCCACTTTTTAGTTCCACCAGTTTTTTTTCTAAAAAATAATAATGTGATAATAGTTTTTTTACATTATAAATCTCTTTTTTTACATCATCAATCTGTAACACATGTTTATATTCTGATATAATATCAGTCAAGTTTTTAATCTGTTGTTGTAATATATCATAAGTCTGTATTTTCTTTTTTATCTCTGACAACTCTGTCAAAGATAATCTATTAGAGTGATTATCTTTATTTTCTTCTAGACAAACATTGTTTGCCTTTGTTGTTCCATCTTCATAAAGAATAAACTTTGATAAACATGAAGGGCAATTAACATAACGCATAGTCTCTTTCATCATTTGTTCAAGTAAAGTAATATGATGGTCACTATCATATTCATCCTTTAATTGTTTTAATTGGTCCTTGTTATCTTTTAGTTTTTGTAAATCTTCTAGTTTCTTCTCAATATCTTTTTTACTACCTTGTTGCCATAATTCAGATTCAATTTCTTTTATCTTTTCATTTACATAGTTTTTGTGGTTCTCCTCCTCGGTTTCTAATCGTTTCTTCATTTCTAAAAATTTTTCATAGTTGATAATATCATCTAATTGACTCTTTTTTGATTCTGCTTGTTCTTTTGAAATCACATTGATAGTCATTTGTTCTGTCTTAAACATTTCTATCATGGCATTTTTATGTTGTATTTTCAATTGTAATTTGTTCATAGTGATAATAGCTTCTTTTGCTTCTTCAACCGTTTCTTCCAAATCGCTAACATTTTCTTCTAAACAAATAATGTTTGCCTTTGTTTCTTTTACGATATCTGTTGTATATCCAATAGGTTTTTTAATCAAGTCAGGTCTTTCCGAGTTTTTAAGAATGTTCTCTGTTGTTGATAATCGTGTTATGGTGTCCTGTAATTGTTCCTTTCTCTTTGATATTTCGTGTTTAATATTTTCCTTTATCTTTTTCAGATCAACACCTTCAAACGCAAACTTTTCTAGAAATTCTAGTTTAGTAGAAGGAGTCATAGATATGAACGAGTTTTCCGCCTTTTGTTTAACAATACCAAGAGTAGTAAACAAGACACCAAATCTATCATTAATAATATCCTGAGCCTCTTGGTTTTTCCATTCCTTTTCAGGTTCATTGTTACACCTGAGGAGGAGTTTATTTGGAGACTTGGTTCTTGTTATAATATAATCCTTGTATTCAAATACGACTTTACATTTTATTTTTCCATACATGACTACCTTTTTCCCATCTCCAGATAAAGCAAAAATTATAGCACTAAATATACTACTCTTTCCAGTACCTGAAGCAGATGATATAAGTGTATGACCTTCTTTTCCAAGATCGAAAGAAGCATCTTCCCAACATTTAAAATTATTCAATTGAAGTTTCATTTTAATTCTATTTGTATATTGATTTATTTGTATATAAATCATTATATAAATGGAATCAATTTTATAAATAAAATTGATTAACTATTGAATTAGTATTCAAACATTATTAAAGATAATGAAGAAACAAGAAGTAAAACGAAAATTAACAAAAAAAGAGATTGAACATGTCCTTTCCAATGTTGATTTTGGAGTATCACTCACAACAGAGCTAAGAAGAAACATTAACAATACTCTTAGAAAAAATATTGAAACCAAATTAAAAAACGCAGAGATATATCCATCATTGATATGCGAATTAAAACGAATGATTGAAACTGAATACCATAAGACTCGTGTTCATTCTGGTGAAAATGTAGGTATCATTACAGCACAATCTATAGGTGAAAGGCAAACACAATTGACTTTAAATTCATTTCATCAAGCTGGTTTAACTGTAAAAACTGTTGTTACCGGAGTGCCACGTTTTACAGAGTTGATGAACACTAGTAGAGATCCAAAGGGAAATATCTGTTATGTTCCTCTCAAGGAAAAGCAAGAAACTATAACAGATGTCCGTAAATATATAGGAAATACACTAAAAGAAATTCGATTAAAGCATGTTGTCAAGTATACTGATATCATAGATATACCAGACTGTTGGTGGTTAGATAATTGGTTTCTTCCAAAAGATATTGATTTTTCAGTCAATAAGAAGATTCTACGATACACTCTTAGAAAAGATATTATATACAATAATAGACTATCTCTTTACAAGATAAAACGTACTATAGAAGACATGTATAAGGATATTCATGTATGTCCATCTTCACTTGAAGATGCTATACTTGATATCATTATAAAAAATCCAGAACAGGTAATCCTAACAAATGGTTCAGTTCAATATGTGAATGAAGAAAATAAATTTAATATTTATCTGGATGAGGTTGTTGATAAAATACTAAAGGACTTTGTTGTATCTGGTATAGAGGGTATAAAAGACTTTATCATACGAAGGGATGGTTCTGATTTAATTATAGAGACGGAGGGAACAAATTTTAAAGAGCTTATATCTCATCCAAAGATACAAAGTGATAGGGTTGTATCTAATAACATGTGGGACATTTACGAGATGCTTGGTATAGAAGCTGCTCGTGATTTTTTGATATCAGAGTTTACAAAGGTAGTTTCATCTGATGGAACATATATTAATCCGAGACACATTTCTGTCTTGGTTGATACAATGACATATAGGGGTAACATTACATCTATATCAAGATATAGTGTCAGAAATAAAACAAGTCCTATGGCAAGAGCCTCTTTTGAAGAGTCTGTTGACAACTTTTTAAAGTCTGGTGTGTACTGTGAAAAAGAAAAATTAAACAGTATCTCTAGTAATATTATGGTAGCAAAGAAAATGAAATCTGGTACAGGTATATGTGATATGGTTGTTGACATTTCTAAAATATTAAATAGAAACGAGTTGAGTTATTATTCATTAAAGGAAGAAGATACATTTAATGACTTGGATATAAAAGAGGTGCTTGATAGTATTTTTGATGACTAGAATAAATAGATTTAAATAAATAGATGAATAGATATAAACAACAACAAAATGAAAAGACATACACAGTTTCATTATCACTCCAAGAGTGTCAGTGATAATGGAGATATCACTGAAGATTATAATAAGGGAGTGATGATTAATACAGTTGATGATGAAACAGTATACAAGGTATATAACAGTGATACTCACTTGTATGATGAAGTGAATAAAGATGATTATATAACATATATACATGGTATGAATGAATGTCCATTGAGAAACGTTTTGACTATTAATGATACTAAATGTCCATTTGTAAACAAAAAACTAATCAAAGAACAAGATGAATAATTATTTATTAATTTTGATATCTAATAAATTAATAAATGACTGCTTGTAAAGATTTACAGGAAAAATTTTATTCTAAAAATAATTTGAATACAATTGAAAAATATAGACAAAAACAAATAAAACGTATGAGAGAAGTAGCTACTCCTATACAATTTTTTGCTCTTAGAGTATATATGACTAAAGGATACAAACCGTGGAATATTATTTTACGTAGTGGTATGTCATCCTTTATCAATCCTATAATTATAATTATTGACGCAAATAACTTGATTGAATTAAAAAAAATTAATCAACCAGGAGTTAGTGATAGTCACCCAGTATTTAAAGCCATTGATAATCTCAAAAAAGATATTGATATAGAACAAATGCCAACTAAAAAAATAAAAGATCAACTGCGAAATATTTTTATGGTATTGACTATGGAAATGCTAGAGTTATGGTCTAAATTACTTCCTATATCTAAAGATGCTGTTTTTATAAAGTATACTGGAACTTTAGATTATTTAGAAGAGATTGATGAGATGAAACAAGTTACTAGTAAAGATAATAAAATTTATCAGAGAGGATTCAATTCTATAACAACGAATCCAGGAGATAAAAATAGGTTTATACAATTTTCCGATCAACAAAAAAACTGTTGTGGATATTATTTAAATACTATGAAAGGAACTAAAATAATTGCTGTACCACCAGAGTATGCCGATGAAACATGGGAAAACGAATTAATTTTCCCACCAGGAACAGTGTTTGATTTTTATAATTGTGTCGTACAAGAAGAAAATAAATTTACAAAGTCGGGTTTTATGAAAATGTATGGTGTAAAAATTAATATACCAACAACTGGTAAAATAATCATTGTAGGAGAACAAAAAGAAAAGATAAATGATGGCGTCTTGGTTGGTGTACATGAAGGGTCATTTATTTTTGATTTTGATTCAGACAAGATTCTTGTATTAACAGCAGGTGACATTCCAAAGTTTAGTGTTGACAAGTATGATGTAATTTCATCTCCAACTTATACTTCTATAGTCCCAATTATTCCTCCTAGTACTAAAAAAAAGGGATTTAAACGAATGAGTTTGTAGAATATAATATGACTGGACTTCATTTTAATGACGTATCTATTGGAGATATAAACGTTAATGAATTACTTGAAAAAAATGATAACAAGGAACTTGTAGAGGAAATTTTTAAACGTCTTCAATTTGGATTTAAAAAATACAATACAGGTATACAAGTAGATAATGACACAAGACAATACCATACAGCAGAGGATAGTTGGCTTCTTATGGCAATGGAAGAAACTCTTGATCAAATTCTTTACACTGCAGCATCTCTCATCAGAATCAGACGTGAGCTTACCAACAGAAATATCCAAAACTGATTTAGAAAATATCGTAATTGATAAAGTAAAATATGATTAATGTTGTATAGAATATAAAAATGAAATTATTGTTAATGGTATATCATATAGTAGTATACCATTAAAAAACAAACAAACAAACGCTATCGAAACAAAAAATGTCTGGATGTCCATTCATCTTAACACGTGGTGCTAATAAAGGCAACAAATGTGATAAGAAGATTATATCTGGAAAACATGGATGCTCTTCCCATAAGGATAAAGTACCAGAACCACTCGACTGTGAAGAACTAAAAGAAGCTCTTCCAGAACCACTTGACTGTGAAGAACTAAAAGATATTGTAAATGATATTTTTTCAGAAGACTCTTCATCTCAATACAGTGAGAATAAAGTATCAGAACCATTTGACTATCAAGAACTAAAAGATAGTACAGAACAGGAAATGACAAAAGAGGAATATGTAGAAAAGATAAAAAATGATAAAAAGAAAAAGGATAAGGAAGACAAACAAAAAATGATTAATCATTTAAAAAAAAAGAGAGTGGAAGGGGATATGTCTAAAGAAGAGAAGGATACTAGATATAAGGAAATACTAAAAAAGATGAAGGGACTCAAAAAGAATGATGAAGATAAAAATAAAAATGGAAGAGTCATAATGGCAGACATTGCTCTAACAGAAGATCAAGTTAGAACAATGGCGAAAGTAGAAGCTGTTTAATGACTAATGATAAAAAGCAAGAAAGGCCAATTATAAACTACATTGTAGTTTATAATTGGCCTTTCTTGCGTATTCTTATTTATAAATTATACACATTTATAAATAAATGTCTACGATTGAAACTGTAATTAACAATAGAAGAATAAATATACCAGTAACGAGTATAGATGCGGAGGATGATATAAGAATAAAAATTGCGTCAGCTGTAAATACTCTACCAAAGTATTTAAATAAATACAATTCCGATTATTCAAATATAACTGACCTTAAATATATATTATCTACTGGGGATATAGATAATCCATATGATTTTTGGGAAGAGAATAAGGAAAACTATGAAATTTCTTTACAAGAATTTTTATACGCATGGATAGCATATACAGAGTATCCAGAAAATCTGAGATTAATTTACCTCAATAACTTTGAATATGATCTGGAACGTTTTGATAAATATAATACATTACCAATATCTGTTGGTAATATGATTTCTTTATTCAATAATAAGGATGATCGTAATGGAGTTATATATAAATGGGTAAAAGATAATCAACAAAAAATTATAAACAATCAACAAAAAATTAGACAGTCATTAGGTATGATACAATATCTTGAGGAACTGGCACCAGTCCCTATAACAGAGTTTCAAATAGAAAAACGGTTCGTAACTATAATTATAGATGAATCAAATATGAAATTATCATTGCTATATCTATTTGATAATATTAATCTAAATCAACGTATACCATTTGTCAACTATAAAGATACTTATAAAGTATACAAGGATTTTATACCAAATGATGAATGGATAGAGGATGTATATGAAGAAAAGATAAATATGTATATGAATTTTAATTTTGATACGGAAACTGATGATTTTGTTATAATAGAAATGTATAGAGATGTAAATGATAAGCTTATTATACAAATAGGTATACTAGAAGAAGATATTATTCTTAATGATATTAAGGATGTTGTATTAGACGTTCTTAACTTACCAGATAGAGTATCATCATCTAATGTGGATCTCAATAAAGTAACTGGGTATTTTTTTGCTCCAGGGCAACGTATAAATATTCCATTGTTTACAGATATGATTATGAATCAAGATTTGGTTAAAAAGTTTTTTGTTTCAAATGAAAATATTATATCAACATCTCGAGGTACTAGAGAAAGAAATGTAGTATATACTCAATTCACAAATCCACTAGATAAGACTCTTATCTTATCTACGTTTTCTCCAAAATTCATGGAAAAATTTGATTATCAATTAAAAGATATTGGTTCAGAAAATATAAACAGGGGTGAACATTACGTCAAGATACGTATAAATAGAGCATCTAATATTGATGCTATACAACAGTTTAGGATATTAACTGGAAAAATATTTTCAATATATAACAGTATCAATGATAACTATGTAAATTTTTATAAAAGATATATACCATCATTTGATCCATATCCGACTTTAGAACTTGAAGATAATGAACTCAAACTAAAGGAAATTGCCCCAGAGATATTTCGACCATTCTATTCTAAACAGTGTACAAAAGTACGTTTACCATCTATTGTACCAGAAGAAGAGGGTAACAATTATGATGAAAACAGAAAAGTTATTTTCCCAAAAACAACGGATGAAGGTATACAACGTATATATACTTGTAAAAATGATGACTATCCATATATAGGAGTCATAAAAAGTTCATTGGATAACAAGGATGATATACCATTTATACCCTGTTGTTTTCAAAATGATCAGACAGAAATTAAAGAAGGTAGTACTAAAACACAGTACTATAATTATTATTTGAAACCTGAAACAGAAAAAGAACAACAAAACAAAAAGAATATACGTCTTATTGTTACAAAAAAGTTTGCGACTCTAGATATTTATGGAGTGCTTCCAGATAATATTAAAGATTTATTCTTTATAAATGACAAGAAAAATAATTATTATAGAAAGGGAGTAGGTACAGGCGCAAACTCATTCTTGGAAACAGTATTAGATGGTATAAACTATAATGGTTTTTCGACTATAAAAGATGTGGATCAACGTAGAAACATTGTTTTAGAACAAAGACAAATACTATCTCAATATGATAATTTAAGTATATGTAAACAAGAATGTTTTGACATGTCTGAAGATGAAATAAGATCTATTTTAGAAACACCAACTACATTTCTATCACCTCTTTATTTTATTCGTCTATTAGAAACTATCTATAATGTACGTATTATTATTTTTGGTAGAGATGAAAAAACTAATCCAGATGGAAATATTATTATACCAAGACATACAAATGGTTATGTATTTACTCCTGTTCCAATAGATTCTGTTACTTTATTTGTATATATGCATACAGGAGGTATATGGGAAAATTATGAATCAGTAGAATTAATAGTTAGAACAACACCATCAAAGGAAACTATTTATAGCTTCTCTTCAACAGATAATGTAGTTGAAAATATTTATAGAACACAGTATGCTTTATACACGTATTACCAACAACAAGAACCAATAAATACAAGAATGGTACCATTTAAAAATAATATAGTTGGTCAATATATTGACATGTATGGAAAATTGAGAATGGTTATATATGATAATGGTATAAAAATGTTTTGTGAACCATCTTCTCCTTTAAACGTTCAAGTTGTAGAAAAATCATTTACAATTAATCCAACAAGAACAGTTATTCAATTTTTGGAAGAATGGGAAGGACATGTAAAACAGAATCAGTTTATCGATGAAGAATCTAACTTTGCGGTACTAGAAGTTAGATTCAGAGATTCTAACTTTGTTTTTATTATTGATAATGATATACCAGGTGTGGATTATACATCCACACCTATAATTTCTCTATCGAAAAGTGATATACTGGGGGACTTTATACGTAATGAGAGATATGTAAGACAACTTAATCAATACATTATGTATCTATTTTCCAAAGGAGAATATAAAGATACTACTGCTGATATTACAAAATTTATAAGTGAACGGATAAAGTTTGATGAAAATAGTGATTATGATTTATTCGCAATCATTCTTGATGATAATGATAGTAATGTTATTATCAATAATAAAAAACTGTTAAGAGACGTTATATATAATCTTAGACTCGTTTTGTTTAATACACCATCATATATATCTTCTTATAAGAATGAAGACTTTATGAGACAGTATTATCTATCTATTAATGATTACAAAAAAAGACGGGAAGAAACAATTGTATCTGGTATAGAGAATATGAAGAGATGGATAAATATTGACATGTCAGTCATTTTATATAATTACGTCAAAGAGTTTGTTGATACACCTTATTATATTAGATACAACAAAAGAAATTATATAGCACAGAGAGCTGATGGAATGCTTCAGGCTATATCTATTATACGTACATGGTATATAGATGGATATAATGCTGGAACTGAACAAGAAGTATTTGATATAGATATTCCAGAACATACTATTGTTCCATTCAGAAATAAAACTTTTATAGACCCTGTATATGTAGAAGGGGTTTCTAGTCGTTACGAGTATCTCATATTTGTAAACAAGGAAATTGATGAGCTTGTATACACTGCGGCATTACCTATTTAGGTTTTGTTATTAATATTAAAAATAACAAAATCAATTACATACTTCCGATCCACCATTGTAAATCTCTTTTTTGGAAACAGTTACAACCACCTACTCTATCATTAACAGAACCTTCACATGAACAATCAACATCCTTTAATTTATTACAATGAGGTTTGAATGCACAATCCAATTCAACATCTCCACGAGGTTGTGGATACGAGTTAATTGGAGAACATGCAGCTGCTTCTGCAGAATAATTTACAAAATTATAATTTTGTACCATTGGAAAGTCATCATTGTTATAATTCATCTTTTATTATTAGAAAACTTTTTAAATTTTTCTTCACACATTGTTTTATATTTTTCTACAGTAAATACAATAGGTGAGTCATTTGGGATTATACCAGACACTAAAGAGTCTTCTAGTTTAATCTTTTCTACAACAGCACCATTATCAGTCGACATTATAGTGTTATTAAAATTGTTTATATAATCTGATAGAGTCATAATTTCAACAAGAAGTTCTGTTGATGATGTAGTTATATCATCAACTTGTTCTCCAATAGTGACAATGTCGTTATCTATTTTATCTGCATTTTGCTCATGTATATCCATCTGTTCATCACACTCTGGAATATTTTTAAGAATACCTTTACTGATTCTTTCCGTGTCATCTAATATCATTTTACATTTCTCAAAACTTTTATCGTTACAATTTCTTACAGCAAAATCGTTTCTAGAAATTTCCGTTATGTTTATAATATTTTTTAGTTTTTCTTGAGAACTACACCTTTCTTTATACAATTCTTTCAGATACTGTTCATCTTCCCTCGATTGAATATTTATTCCGATAACAGACTGTTTTACGTCAGAAAGTTTATTTTTTATAGGCTCAATAGCTAATTCCTTTTCATATATAATTGTATCGTATTTTTTCAACTCATCTCTCATAAACTTAATCATAACATCCTTTACCCTTCCATTTTTATAAATCATGTAAATGTTTTCATCCAACTCGTCTGCAATGTCTTTTGTATGTTTAATTATTTCTTCAGCATTTTTATATTTATACGAGGCCATATTACACATGTTTAATAGTTTTTCAGTTACACCTTTTCTATTTAATGCCTTGTTTATGACGGAATGTTCACCATTACCACAGTAGGTTTCTTTTAGTTTTTTTAAACTATCCATTCTGTACTGCGTATCAATCAAATATGTTTCTCGTTCCAATGATTTATTTGATACCGGCTTTTTACTATTCATGTATATAGATAAAATTAGTAAAAGAAATAAAAATCCTATAACAATTAGTGTTTTTGTATTACAGTCCATATTAACTTTATTATTACTAACAAAGTTAATATTAATTTACATTTATTCAATCAATCAATCATCATTTGACCCACGCATAGAACTTAATTGTTCTGGAGTAACTTCCTCTCCAATTTTTGCTTTCTTTGAAATCTCATCCTTCATGTTTAAAATTTGATTCACATAAAATGATCTCATATTATCCGTCTCTGCTCTAATGATCTCAATTGCATCTTTATACTTGTTGCAAGTTTGGCATGATGTACTGTCAGAATTCATGTTTTCTTTATTTAAAAGTACTTTTTCTTTAGATAAACTATTTTTAAATTATGATTGAAAATCTTAACGTTGAATTTATGTGCAACATGCTTATTGTTCTCAATGTACCATTTATAAAGATGATGAATGAGAAAGAGAAACAACGCCTTATAATAGATACAATGGCATATGATAGACAGTGCATGTTAAAAATAACATTTAGGAGTCCGACTGATATTGATTGTTTCTCATCATTTGATAGTTATAATAGTAAAATGTATTTTATATTTGAATATGATAATGTGTATAATGATATACATTTTTTTAAAGATGTAAATGAAATACATTTTATGAAATGGGTCAATATAGAATATATAATCAACTCTATATGTTATGTACCAATTTTAAAGTTTTCAATGTTGAAAGATGTTGATACAATAGCTTTAGGAAAACTCGCTAATACTTGTGTTCTCGATATATCAGATTGTTATATAAATGATTTATTTTATATAAATTCTTTGACTAGATTAATAGCATTAAATGCATCTGGTAATTTCTTAAAAGATGTAAGGGGTATACATAACATGAGGCATATGTCTTATCTAAACTTGATGAATAATAATATTACAGACATATCATCCATAAGGTACTTGGAGTCATTAGAACATCTTTTTTTAAAATCCAATCATATACTAGATATGACTCCTATTATATATCTGAATAAACTACAGACTGTTGATTTATCATACAATAAAATCCAATCGATACCTGGTGAAATAAGATTAGCCTTGTTAAAACATCTAGACTTGTCAAATAATGATTTAAATAATTTACATGGTGTAAGACATCTTGTTTCATTAAACACCTTGTTATTATCACATAATAACATTTCTAATATAGAACCATTAAAAAAACTAGAAAACATACAGTTTCTTGACTTGGCTAATAACAATATTGAGTTACTATATCCGCTAACAGACTATAAAAAAATATTACATCTTGATTTGTATGGAAATTTTATATCAAACATTACACCATTATATAACTTGTATAATCTTCTTTTTGTAAATCTAAACTCTAATTCAATTTCTATCAATGATATCGAAGAGTTTAGATTTAATAAAAAGACATCAATATTTATTGATGATACCTATTTAACTAAATATTAATAATAATAAAGAATACATTAGAATGAGTGATAATAGATGTGAATATAAAATACAAAAACTTGGTAGAAAGTGCAAGTGTATCAAGTTTAAAAAGTTTCAGTTTTGTAGAATACATTTAAAAAATATGAAACCAATATATGATTTACCAAGAGAAGACACTTGTCAGATATGTACTGAAGAATATAAAAAGAATGAACCACCTCTTCTTTGTGGTCACTATATACATAGAAGATGTATCGTAAAATGGGGTAAAGAAGAATGTCCTGTATGTCGCAATTATATACCTCTTACTAAGAAGGAATTGAATGAGATAAAAAATAGAAGAGATATTGAACGGGCTCTCGATAATGAAGCAGCTGATGAAAATGTTAGCGATGAGACATTGATAAACATGTTGATAAATACTGTAGGTGTAGAACATATCATAGGAATGCAAGCATATGAACTATCTGATGATAGTATTAATCAGATTCTTCGTCACTATATGATTTTGGCGCGTCTATCAAGTTAGTCTTCATTAGTAAAAATGTTCTTTTCAAGACCTAATATAAACCGTTTCCATTCATCAATCATTTGTTTATCAGTATTAAAGGTATCTATTGGAGATAAATCTATATCAAGGTCTCTATCAAACTTGAATGTCCTTTCCTCTCTATTAAATGATAATCCAGATATATCCTTTATGTGACCATTTTTATATATAATGTCTTGTGATGATATGATTTTCAAAGTAATAAATAAAATAATCATATCAAGAAGACGTTTAGATTCTTCTCTAGGTAAATCATATTCCTTACTTATCTCTATAACATAGTTTGTTATGATAATATCTTTTATAGATTTTTTTTTAATTGATGACCATAACTCATTAACTATGTCAGACTCATTTTCCACAATCTGTCTCGACGCTGCCATTTCCGTTGGAGAAGAAAGTTTTATTTTTGTCGTAAATAGATTAAACAGGTCTGAAAATACCTTTCCGGAATTATCGTCTGGTTTAATCTTATAAACAAATTCTTTTCCTTTTACATTACACTGTACATGGTTTTTTGATATATATATACCCTGCGGAGTTTCTCCAAATGCCATATCCTCAAAAACACCTTTCCAGAACTCATCATCTGTATAATCTACACAGTTTAAAAAGTGTGGGTATAATAACTCTTTAGACATTTTATATATTTATTTCTTTTACTTGAATAGTTATTTGTATTTTCGTTTTTAAAAATGAATATGAACAATATATTGTTCATATTTAAAACAAAAGAAATAACAAGTAAAACAACGTATATAAAATGGGAATTAAAGGTCTAACTGGATTTCTCAGAAAAAAGTACCCACAAGTATTTAAACAGACTACTATTAACAGTTATGCTGGAAAAAAGGTTGCCGTTGATGTTTCCCTCTTTTTATATAAATATAAGGTTGTATTTAACGAAGGATGGGGTAATGCGTTAATTAACTTGATGGTTTGTATGAGAAAAAATGATGTACACCCAGTTTTAGTATTGGATGGTGATGCTCCAGAAGAAAAGATGGAGGAACAAATGACAAGAAGAGAGACGAGAAAAGCTAGAGAAGACAATCTAGAACTAATGTCTAGTCTACTTTCTTGTTATCAAGAAACAGCAGTTATTGATGATAGGTTGAATGAATTTTTTATTAAACATACTAAACCTAAACCTGGAAAATCAAATAAAGAAGCTATTAAAAAGTTACTTGGAGAATCCTATGAAAAGGATAAAAAATTTGATGGCATATTTGTAGAAAAAAAGATTGAAGAACTATCTAAACAGAATGTTAAGATTACGAGTAATGATATACATAGTTGTATAGAGATTGCCAATGTTATGGGTATACAGTATATACAAGCTAATGGTGAAGCAGAGGCATTATGCGCCTATCTTGCTGTAAAGGGAGATGTATCTGCTGTCTTATCAGAAGACTCTGACGTTTTAGTTTATGGAGCAGTTAAACTACTTACAAAGATAAGTACAGATAGTGGATTTTGTATAGAACTAGATAGAGATTATATCATTAATGAAATGGGTTTTACAGAACAACAGTTTGTAGATTTCTGTATTCTTATGGGTTGTGACTACAATTCTAATGTAAAAGGGTTTGGACCAGTAAAGTGTTTCAACATGATAAACAAGTATAAAAACATTGAAGCTATAATAGAAGCTGATACAAAAAATAATTTTGATTGTATAAAATACGAAAGGACAAGAGAGTTATTTCATGTTCCAGATGATGTTGAATTTTCATCAGAACATTCTATCAATCCAGTCAAAACAGATATACACACACTTGTGTTTGAAAATAATTATATAATTAACCCAGACATGCTTTATAAGGCTTGTTATAGAGAAAATTCAGATACAGATATAAATCAGACTACAACAAAGATAAAATCAACTTATGTTCCCAGACGTTCTCCAAGTAAAAAATCACAAGTAATTGTGGAACGATTACTAAAAAAGTAAAACCAACAAATTGTACACTATAACTTTTTATTTTCTTATTATCAACAATAAGAAAATAAAACAACTCTTGTAATAAATATGTTTATTTGTACTGATAGATGGATAAATAATGAACAATATTTATCAGATGAAAAGATTAAATTATACCTTGAAAAAAAAGGTATAAATTGTCCTGATGGAAATTATAGAGCTGCCTTTTATAAAACAAAACTTTGGCCTAAAGATCATGTTATACGTGTAAAGTTTCTTGGTGGAAAAGAATGGCAACAAGTATGGGTAAAAAAAGTAATATTGGAACAGTTTTCACCATACTGTAAACAGAGATTTGATTTTGTTTCAAATGATAAACAAGCTGATATACGTATAACTTTTAATCCTAATGGTGGAGCTTGGTCTAATCTTGGTAATGATGCCATGCTTATACCAAGCTCTGAACCTACTATGAATTTAGGATGGTTAGATCCACCAGGTACAAGAACACAATCTGGCACATTTGTATGGAATGGAAAAACATATACAGTTCCTGCTGGAGAACCTCGTAATGGTGGATTTACAAATGGTAGTACAGTTATGCATGAATTTGGTCACGTCATGGGTATGATTCATGAACACCAAAATCCAAAGGACAATAAGATACAGTGGAATGAAACAGCTGTTTATAACTACTTTGGAGGACCACCAAACAACTGGTCTAAACAAATTATATATAATAATATTTTACAAAAGTATTCTGAAATTCAGGTAAACGGTTCAATGTATGATAAATCATCAATCATGTTGTATTTTTTTCCCAGTACTCTTACACTTAATGGTATTGGTACATCAGCAAATAGAGACTTGTCTAAACAAGATAAAGAGTGGATAACAAATGCTTTTATGGATAATAGTTACATACCTGTTATAGAATCATTTAATGGAGGAACTAATAGAACTACTTTAAAACCAATTAATAATCGGTTTTTCTGTACTGATAGGTATATCAATAATGAAGGATACATAGGAGATGAACAAATAAGACGTTTTTATAAACTTTCTGGTATAGATGATGTTAATCCAGATTATGTTAGAGCCGCTTTTTACAAAACAAAACTTTGGCCTAAAGATCAGATTATACGTGTCAAGTTTCTTGATGGTGAACCTTGGAGAAAGGCATGGGTAGAAAAAGTTATTACTGAAAAGTTTGCTCCATATATTCCTCAAACAATTGTTTTTAATAGCGAACCTGCTCAAATAAGAATTAAATTTGACTCTACTCTTGGATCTTGGTCATATGTTGGTACTGATGCTATGAATGCTAATTATGGAGACCAAACTTTAAATTTGGGGTGGGTAGATCCTCCAGGTACATATAGTGCTGGAGGTACATTTACGTGGAATAATATTATATATACTGTACCTCCTGGTCAAAGTAGAAACGGTGGTTTCACTACAGGCGCTACAGTTGTTCATGAATTTGGACATGCACTTGGTATGATTCATGAACATCAAAATCCAAGAAATAATCCTATTCAATGGAATGAATCAAACATATATGCAAGTCTATCTGGACCACCTAATAACTGGGATGATAGTACCATTTATAATAATGTATTAATGAAATACTCTACAAGTTTATTGAATGGATCTTTGTTTGATCCATTAAGTATTATGCAATATTTTTATCCATCATCATGGACTCTAGATGGAAGAAGTCAAAGCATTATTTCTGAAATGTCTAAAATGGACAAGGATTGGCTCTCTCTTGCTTATATTAATTCACCTTCTTCATTACCACCACCTACTACATCCACAGCTACATCTTCTACATCCACAGCTACATCTTCTACATCCACAGCTACATCTTCTACATCCACAACACCACCACCTACTACATCCACAGCTACATCTTCTACATCCACAACACCACCACCTACTACATCCACA